AGTATCTGACGGTATTGTATATATGTTTGGTTATAATCCAAGGACATATTATGCAAACGGCATACCACAAAATTTTAAATCGGAATATGCTGGATGTTATACAATATCTCAAGGTATAATGTATGTTGGGGGTGGTTATTATCCTTCTGGACGGTCCTATCCTACACCATGTTATTGGATTGATAATGTTCCACATAATCTTTATCTCTCCCCTGGCGTTAGCGGAAGTATTAATATAAAAGATATTTTTGTTGTTGAACGCTAATTATTTTTACCCATCATCGCCTCCCCAATTGGCGCTCAAAGTGTTCTACCCAAACTTGCAACCGCTCCCCGGCGCCCATGCTTTCCCACGTTGGTCTATTACTAGAAACTCCCGCAGGTAAATTAGCAGGTATACCGCTTCCGGGCGGCGGATTAGTTCTGTAACTAAAACTTGCACCGGTAAAGGGATGTTTACCGCTGTTAATAACACTCGTTAGTAAGGCGGGTTCGTCTTTTAATCTTTGGAAATAAGCACTCCAGCTTTGCGCCCCATAATTATTTGGATTCCATGCGGTACTATTGCCAATAGTTGGCGGCGGATTTGTCCCATAATTAAACGCTTCCCCTGTTATTGGATTTATATTGTTGTTTATAGTTTCAACAAGATTATTCCAATTGATTTGCGATTGTTGTATTCTTTCTGCCTGCGTTAGTCGTCTTTCTTCTCTCCTGTATTCTCCCCATCCTCCTTGCGCGTTTTGCCTCATGACTATTGGATTGGCGTTATTGTCATATCCAAGATAATAAGTACCGGCGTGTTGACCTGATTCTATTTTGAACATACCTTTCGGGATAACGTCGTTATTCCTTAATTTAGACCTCATCCATGAAGGTTGTAGCAAGTCTCTTTCAATTCCAAATATACCAGCAATTATACTTTGTTCTTCCTGCCTTACCGCTTCCACAGCCAGTTGAGCATTAGTGTCTCTGAACATGTATGTACCGCCTGCTGCTCCCAACCTCCGCGGATTGTAGTCTATCCAAATAATATCATCAGCGCGGCCATCCATCGCCCTATTACTAAATTCCATTAATTGAATATATTTTTGACCTAATTCTCTTGGAGTACTGCTCCATCTTAAATAACTCTCAATTTCCCTTGCTGTAAAATCACGCATAATCCGCCGTATTTCAGAAACATCGGTAATACCGTCAAAAGTTCTGTTCATAAATAAAGTAGTATAGAAATTCACACACCTTTCCTCAAAAAGGGTTCGTTGCTCATCCGATAAACCTCTAATGTATCTTTGGTCGGATGACGACAATGACTCATAATATGCGCCTCCCGCTGTTGTATATGTGGAAAATTCTCTACCGCGCCTGAAGTCATCAGCCAGTGTGGGTGATTTTTGTCTTACCGCTCTTTCAACTTCATCCCACCATCTTTCAAACCAAACAGCTTGTTCTGCTTCCCACATTTGTAACGTATACGCGTCTTCGCCTCCATTACTCATAAAAAACGCTTTACGTTTGTAAGATAAAAACCCCTGTAAAGCTGCAGCAAATGAATCATAATTTTCAATTATCGGCTTTCCGTCCGCATTGTAACCAACAATAACATTACCATGACCATCTAATTGAGGTTGGGTAAACATTTCCAAATTATATTCGGCTAAAAACCTTATTCCCGCTTCTGCCTCTCCCAGTTCCCGGTACGCATTCAGCTTCCCAAGATCAAACCAATGGCTTCCCCTGTCCCTGTAAGCGGCATCTGAATTAAGGTGCTCCCTGTTATTAGGATTCCAGTATCTGTTCCACGCTGCGCCGTACTGTCTGGCAATGCTCTCCGCCAAATCATAATTACCCGATATTACCGCCCGTTCAAATTCAGAATTCTTATCCTGATAAAACTCAAAATGCTCGCCCCTAATCCTCTTGGTTTCTTCCTCTATGCGGTGATCTTCCCAATCTTTCTTCCCCTCAAAGCTCCACGGCAATTCCTGCGTCCCGATAACATTGCCGTCTTCATCGTAAGTATTAACCGCCAGCGGGGGCAAAAAGCCGAACGCGCTTTGAGCTTCCCGCAGAATGCCTTCAAGATCGTTCACATCATTAGCACGCCCAAGAGCCCCGCCGACATAATTTTCATAAACGGCGCGTTCGTAGTAACGCTTCATATTTTCCATCTGTTCAGGAAGTATCGGTTGAATGGTAGCCGACAAAGCCAGCCTGTTGTTAATAGCCCTTACGGTTTCTTCAGGCGACCACCCCGCTTCGATATAACGCCGGTTGTCTTCAAGAAGGCTTGCGGCCTCCCTGCTAATCCGCCACTCGTCCTGCTTGCCCAGCGCGTAATTGCGGTTAGCTTCGAGCGACTGCACCCTCATGCGGTCCATCATCTGCCGGTAGTTCTGGCTGTTATTGGTACGCCTTGCATTTGCGTACTGTTCTTCAACGAAGTAATCGAGCTTCCCCAGATAATCATTAAAAGCCCTCTGGTCGTCTTCTTCGCTTAAGCCCCCGAGGTAAGGATTATCCCGCAGGTAGTTTTGAATATTCGTCTGAAAGCTTGCGTTAAAGACATCTATTTCCAGTTGGTTCTGTTCGTTGTTTTTCTGGGTTTGGTAGCCCATATAACCTGTAGTAAACCTGATAGCTTCGTTAAAAGCGTCCATTATTGAATTCGACATTTTGCATCTCCTTTAATTTTTTTTACCAAGGCTATTCCAAGGATCCCTGCTTTTCATCCAACTTTCATAACCTTGATAAAGACCAAACCCCATATTCGCGCCCTGGAATCCGCCTGCTGTGTAATCGCTTATAAAGTTCAGCGGCTTATTCATTTGATTTAGGTGCCAATCGTAATTAGATATCCCCAATTCATACATATTCAAGTTGTAGGCATCTTGTTCATTTTTTAAATTCAAGTTGTAAGCGTCTTGTTCGTTTTTTATACTAAAGTTGTAGGCGTCTTGTTCATTTTTTAAATTTAAGTTGTAAGCGTCTTGTTCGTTTTTTATACTAAAGTTGTAGGCGTCCTGTTCGTTTTTCAACTGCGTCCTGTAACCGTTCGCCCCCCACGAACCGCGTTCGCGGTTGACTGCGTCAACCGACATATTGGCGCCTGAAATCAGTTGGTTTAAATAATTATCGTTTTGTTTTTCCTGCAGCCCGATATTCCTGTCAAGGCTTTGCGCTGCGTAAGCCCTGATTTGCTCGTTGGCGGAATTCCCCCTTGCGCCGCTCATAGCTTCAGAAACGATGTCAGCACCTATGGCGGAACTTGTCTGTATACCCGCATCCTGTATACCGAAAGCCTGGGCAAGAAGGGAAGTGTTATAGTCATCGACTGTCAGCCCCAAATGCGTATCAAGGTTTGAGCGCTGTATATCCAACTGCCCCAGAGCTTCTGTTTTTTGAATACTCCACTGGTTGTCGCTGAATTCTTTTCCAAGTTCATATTGTTTATCACTGAATACTTTTCCAAGCTCATATTGTTTATCGCTGAATTCCTTTCCGTGTGTGTATTGATTATCACTGAATCCCTTTCCAAGCTCGTATTGATTATCGCTGAATACTTTTCCAAGCTCGTATTGCTTATCGCTGAATTCTTTTCCGTATGTGTATTGATCCTCTGCCGTTTCTTTAACATGGGCAATCTCGTCTTTTTTATTTTGGCGGTTTACCGCTGTGCTAAAAAGCCCTACCGCCGCGCCTAATGCAATCAACCACCACATCAATTAACCTCCGCGAAAATGGATAATATTTTACATTTATTCGGCCTGTCGTGAATAAATTCAAACATAACGTCATGATCCCAAACCCCCGGGAAAGGCGTTTTAATTACGCCCGTGAACGGCTCGTCCCGGTTCAGGGTGTCAACCTTTTCATTCGGGAGCGATTTCATTTTGGGCATACTGCTTTCAAGGAACCTTATAAAAAGGTTTTTGATATTGTTCTGCTTCATTTTATTATTTGCAAGAATAGGCATGCTCCGCACAAGGCTTGTGTACGGATAGCCTATAAACCTCGTGTCAGTTTCATCGTAGAAGCTTTCTGCGGCCGTTGTATAACCGGAAGCGCCGTCCCACAATCTATAGCTGTCAAGAAAAACAGGCGAATCAATTTGAAGTTTTTCAAGGTAAAATTTATTTACCACATTATTCTGTGTTATCATATTGCCGCGCATTACGATAAGGTAAACCTCGTCGTAACCGCCGGCGCCCGGGACAACGGCGCAGCTTTTTATAAAGCCTTCTGTTGTAATCCTTCCCCATGCGAACGTCCCGGTACTTCTTTCGTAAAGCAGTTGGACGGCGGTTCCGTCTTCGCGTGTAATGACAAGGGTTGTGTAAGGCGACGCAAGGAAATCAAAATCCACAGCCGGGCTTTCACGCAGCATATTAGCGGAAAGAACTGCAAGGTTGTTATAGCGGAAATTGTTATCCTGCTGCGGGATATAGTATTCAACCAGCGCTTTTTTACCTGTCTGGAAAAAGCATGCCGCGTCCCCTATAACCGCGCCCTGTATTTTGTCGCTCCCGTATCTGGAGTTAAGCGCCGCCTGGACATTGTTTGCATGAACTCCCGGCGGAATAATCCACTCCGACATCTCTGTACCGACGATAAGGCCTTTGTTAACCGCAAGCCATCTTATAGCTTCGTTACTGTCTGAAGCTATTTCAAATGTAAACCCGCAGTCTGGGGTAGGGTAGGAGTCTATAATAAAATCCTTTGTATAAAACGCGACAAACGTTTCCACGGTTAAACTGCTATGGAGGTTAAATTTGTCACGTATTTGCTGGTATATTTGCGCCGGCGTGCCGTAAATGATAAAATGGATTCCCTGTACAAGCATCGGATAAAACATATTTTCACAAATATAACCATGAAAATCGTCAATGAATCGGTTGAAATCTTCCTCCAGGAAATTCGCGTCTTCTTCTTCCAGAAACCTTTCTATTCTTCCATAAACAAAATTATAAAGGGAGTCTTTGTTTGTAATAAATTCCTGTACATCTTCCAAAGGCAGGTTAATCGCCGACTGTATACTGAAGCCCCCCGGCCAAAAAGCAGTCGTCTGGAAACTTCCCACAGCATATCGCAATGCCCTGCGATTTATCTTTTCTGAATTAGGCACTGAATCATATCTTACAAACGTATAAATTTCCTGAAACCCGGTATCTATTCGATCCCTCCATTCGTTGAAAGCGTCCAGTTCGCCCTGGCTTATAACCAGTTGCGCATTTGCGGTAACCTGCAGCTTGTTCCCTATAACTCCCGCAAGCATGGCGTCTGCGTGGAAATGCGGCGACTGTATATGATATTCATATAAATCTTTTTTAAATTTTCCAAAGTCTTCGAGATCAAGAAGTTCAATTTCGTTTGTATTAAACAACACCTTCCCGCGGATTACGGTATATTCCCTTGTTTCGGTAATGAATTTTTTATAAGTGGAAAATTTATTTATATTATCCGCGCTGCTGAAAAATAATCTTTGGGGATCGTTTTTGGTTCCGGCAAACACAAGCCTGTTTAAAAAGAACGTTACGGTTCCCGGCCAGTTGTTTTCGCTCCGAAGCCAGTTATTTTCGGTATAGTTCATATCGTTTTCAAAAAAATCGTTTTTATCAATTCCAGGCTGCGCGACAATTTCCGTTTCGATTGAAACATAAAAGTTACCGATCGAAAGCGAATTATTTTCAATTGTAATTTTTAAAGGCCTGTAATTTTCATGTACAAGCATCATGGTGTCATAGTTCTGCGCGTACTGTACTTCGTGTATCTCCGCAAGGCTTTCATACAGCCGTATGTTACTGCTGCTTAAAAAAATCTGCGGTTCTCCTGGTATCTCCCCCTGTTCAATTTTGTAAGCCTTTATTTTATTCGGGGAAAGATAAAGCAGGAAGCTTTGCCCCCTGTTCATGATGAAAGGAACAAGACGGCCGTCCCCGTCGAGTTCAAGCATCCTCCGCATACCCCCGCGCCGTTCGATCCCGCCTGTCGGAATTACATTAAAGTTCTCCAGCCTGGAACATCCCGAAAAGTACTGCGGGATATCGGTTCTGCCGAACAGGTTTTCAGAAAGCTCGCCTGCCGCAAAGTTAGTTATTAGCATCCGGCTGTTCCTCGTGTTTTATCTTTTCACTTAACAAACGCATAAATTTTTCCAGTATTTCCGGCGGGCAGTCTCTCAATGGAATAGAATCATGCGTATAAACATCAAATTTACCCGCTTCCTCATTCCAGAAATACAATTTATTTTTTACTTGTACACAATTTTTTGTAGGCATTTGATTTTCTCCTTAACTTAACCCCAGCTCGTCGCCCCACCAGATTTCTTCTTTAACCTTGGCGGCTCTTGCGGCGCGGCTTGCGTCAACGGCCTGCTACTGTACAAGCAAAGCTTCCTGCAGCAGTTGTACGTGCAGTTTCGGCTGGTCTGAAAGCTTCATTGCAAACTTCGCAGCCAGTTTCTTTTCAACATACTCATAGAATTTCGCTTCGTATCTGACAGGAATATAATCCGGGTAATCCGTATCAAGCTCCGGGTCTTCCGGGATGGCGCCTGCAATTTCCGCAGGCCCTCCCGGATAAAAAGTTTCATCGGGAATTGTCCACGGCTGCCCCGCGGTCATGTATTCATCTTCGCGGATATCGCCTGGCTCCCCGTTTACAGCGGCTGCGATCGTCCGAAGTATTTTGCCGTTGGAAACATACAACAGCTCCGCGCGGTTAACGTCCGTAAGGATAAGCCTGTCTTCTACAATAAAGTATTCGTTGTCTTGAAGTTCGATGGCGCGCGCACAGTCGTAAGGCATATCGTAAGCAAATAAATAACGCTGATCCTTTATAACGGGCTTTCCGGTTCTGACAAGCTGCGCACGCTTTCTTCCGCCAACCCATTCAACTTCCGATAAAGCTTCAAGGAAAGTGTCCAGATAAAAGGCTTTGCACAGTTCAAAGTTCGCGTTCTTTGCTTGTATGTCGGCATCGGTAAGCGGGTTCTGCCCTGTCGCGTAAAGCGAGCGGTTAACCAAATCACGGTTCATGTTCATGTTAAATTCCTTAAAAACCCGGCATTCCTTTTTTTCAGGGCTGCCGGGTGAAAGATCACTTTTCCTTTTCCTGTTTTTCCACAAGTTTGAAGTGCGGAACTTCCTTTTTTTCAGGCAGTATCATAGTACTGCCCTTTTTGTAGAACTTGCCGCCGTGCGTGCAATTCCTGATACAGCGGTAAATAAACTGTGCTTTGCCTTCGTTATTTTTGATTTCGTTATTGTTGTTACTCCCAAACATAGTTTATTTCCCCATATAAGAATTGATCAAAGCTTCCACAGTTCCCGAAAAAGCTCCCGCAGCCGTTACCCTGATAAACTTGTAAGTTTTCGGGTAACCCTTCGGAATTGCAAGGCCGTAGCCGTCCTTGATCATATCCGCGTTAACAGCCCCGCTTTGTACGATTGTCGTAAAGCCGGCCGCCTCGTTATCCGAACCCTGAACGGTAAGGGTAACCGAACCCGTAAAGCCGCCTTCAGGAAGCTTTACATCCACGGTCATTCTTTCTATCCCGGCATCGCCGAGATTAATGACATTCGGAAAATTACCCGCAACGGATAACCTTCCGAAACTGTTCAGCGCGTCATAATGAAAATTAATCACTTGAATAACCCCCTTAAGCCACTTGCTCTTCAGTGTTTTCAATCACGTCCATGCGGCGTATGCGCATGTCGCGAACCTGCGTAATAGGCCTTCCCCAGGGGTCGGTTGCTGAATAAATCACATTGCCCCTGTCTCTTGCCGCCTTGTCCAGCTTGCTGTGGATATCAAGGTTTGCGTAAAGGACGTACGTTGAAGCGCCCTGCGGCAGCCTAAGCCTTGCATCGATGATTAAGTCGATGAGATCGTCAACATTGATGTTACCTGCAATGTTCGCAATGCGCTTCACCGAATCCGGATCGCGTACCGTAATCCCGTACTGCGCCGTAAAATATTCCCTGTACACAGGGTACATTTTCTTTGCGTCGGCCGGGTCCGGAACGTCAAGAAGGCCGCGGTCTTCGCGTTCTACGCCGACAGTCCTTGAACCTTTTGGATAAATCAAATGGAACAAGTCGAGGCCTACCGCGCACAGGTAAATGCTTGTAAGGCTGCTCCCCGTTCCGCCTGCGTTGATGACGTTCCTCCCGATCTTGTTCAGCCTGTACATAAGCCCGGCAAACTCGTCGGCTTTGTCCCCGTCGCCGTAAACAATGGTCTGGGCCTGGGTAAGCCCCATGCCTTTCAGGATGCCGACGGCTTCCGACGACCTTGATGCGTTCTTGTTTCCGGAATGTTCGAGCATGGAAGCATCGACATCGGAGTAAGCCCCAAGATGGGCGACTCTGTCGGTAACAATATCAGTCTGCGTCGCAACCCTGCCGACGCCTCTGTTGTAAATGCGGTGTTCGCCTAACGGAACGGTACTTCTTTGAAGCGTTTTGTTTACTACTCCGCTGTTTGCTTCGTAGGCAGGAACGTCAAGAAGGAACTCGTTAGTGAGCCCCATAATCTCGATAATTTTGAAAGGATCAGGCGCGTTGGCGCGTTTGACGATTTCCAGCGCCGTCATCTGATCGCTCATGTTTAAAGTAGGCATTTATACCCTCCTAATCTTTGTATTCGAACTGACCGCCCTCAAGAACCGATTTGAGAGAGATGTCAGCATCGCCGCTTCGGGGCGTCCCGCTTTCCGCAGTCATTTTCCCGTAAGCGACGAATGTTTTGATAATCTCCGGTTCGGCCGACAACCCCGCATTGGCAAGAAGCCGCGCGACATTAGGCCCGGCTGCCGCCAGCCCTCTTGAAAGCAGCTCCATGTTTTCCTTGTACTTGGCGCCGTACTCTTTTTCAAGAGCGGCGGCGGTTTCAGCCTGTTTGCGCTTCAAGCCGTCCATGTACTCCTGATGCTTGCGTTTGCCCGATTCCTGCAAACCTTTAAGCATTGCAGCCGCCTGCGCGTCCGTAAGGTTTGCCGCAAACGCGGCTTGCGCGAAGGCTTCCCCATCGCTTTCCTTGTCCTTTGCGCAACTGTAACCGTCAGCCTGTTTAGGCCTCCC